CACCCATGCACATACCCCTATTTTCCACTGACCTATACACTAACATCAATGGCATAGTAACGGCAATCAAGGCCAAGACCGACCCTTGGCCGTCTATCGTCTATCCCTGAAGGTGAATCATGGTCAAGCGCTATGTTCTCATAGATACTGACGACGCAAACCCGTCAGATATTGATTTTGAGCTGGGGCCGGTTTATGAGGCGGATGCTGATCCGGTCGAGGGGGACGCATATGTCTCTGTGGCGTATGCCACGGCATGGCTCACCGCTCACCTAGTATCTATCACTTCCTGGACAGCGGCCACGGCAGACCAAAAAGCGGCAGCGCTGATCGAGGCGTCGGACAATATCGATTCCCTTCCATTGAAGGGCTGCAAATATGCTGATGATATCAGCCAGGCGCGGGCATTCCCCAGGTATCCTGACCGGGCCGGGCAGTCAATAGGCACCGGAGAAACTAATTTCCAGAGCGAAACCGATTATTCTGTGGTCCCTCAGGAAGTCAAAGATGCCTGCTGCTTAGAAGCCCTGGAGCTTCTCAAGCAAGGCGCATCAGGCCGGACAGGGATGAGGGAGCAGGGCGTGAAAAGCTTCAGCATCGCAGGCAAGCTATCTGAGACCTTTGTGGACGCCTCCATTCCCAGGCTCATCTCCCGAAAGGCAAGAGACAAGCTCCGCTTCTGGCTGGCGGGCATGGTCGAGGCGGTATGAGCCTCTTGGACGCCTACTCCGGCATGATGGAGTCCGTCACCTGGCGGTCTAGGGTCTCGGTGGATAATTATGGTGATCCCACGTACACAGACAGCACCATCTCCGTTATCTGGTTCATCGAGGAGAAGATGATCCGGACGCCCGAAAAGGAAGAGCTGCAGCAGCTTGCCTTTATAATGACCACATCGGCAGTCCAAAAGGGCGATGCCATCACAAAGGACGGCATAACCTATCCGGTCATCTCTATAGAGGGCGGCAAGAATCAAGATGGCGAGCAATTCCGGACAGTGAGGCTTGGCTAATGCCTAAAGTGGAATGGAAGGGGGACGCCCTGGCCAAGCTGGCCGAGGAAGCCTGCATTGAGGTTGCCCGCCAAACTGCGGAAATTGTCAAGGGCGAGGCGGTCAATAGGGCACCGCTGGAGGATGGCCCTCTCCGCAATTCTGCCACGGTCACAGAGCTGGAGAATGGGGCAGAAATCTCTTTCAATACTCCTTATGCCGTGGTGATGCATGAGAGCCAGAATTATACTCCCAGCCATGCCGGGACCGGGCCTAATTACCTCCGGGGGCCCTTGCTGGAGGCAGAAAGCAAATATCATGAGGATATAGCAGCGGCGCTAAAGAGGATATGGGGATGAGAGTCTACGATGTGGACTGGCGGGATATCCTCAATTCCTGGGAGCTGGCCGATCTTCTTTATCTCCGAGGCATAATAGACGAAAAGATTTCACATATGCCAAGGCGTCGAACGATAATTAGAAAGCAAGAATAATAGTGCTAATATCAGCACAGAGGATTTTACAATGCCACGACCTAATGAGCCGGAGGCCTTCAAGACTGGAAGGCTGGAGAATGTGACGATCAGGACCATCAACTCCCTCCTGGGGGCAGGACTCAGAGAGCTGGGTGTGTCCGTGGAGCGGACTATTGCGGTCCTGGGCAATGGAGTGAGCGCTGCCAAGCCCAGCGGCTGGACCAATGAAGACAAGGACCACGCCATCAAGAACCTGAAGGAGATGCGGGCCTACTGGTGCACCCAGATTGATGCTGCCATATCGGTGGCAGAGAGGGCCGGAGATATGCAAGTCCAGAAGTCCGAGATGGATGGGGTGGGAGGATACGGCGGCTCTGGAGCGGACTAAATCCGCTCTCACCTTCTTCTTATTATTATAAGTGATTTTAATGGCATTAGATGAAAAAATAAGCCCACTGATATGGTGGCTGATAATAATCTTTTTCCTTCCTGATGTCTATGGCGCTGTCGCTAATACTTACGATTTTGTTGGAGATGGCACGGTAGACATCGAAAGCGAAATGGGGAATGCCAGAACACGAATAACCGGAGATGGCCCCATAGCTGCCTCCCAGGCCCTCCAGTTTCAAACTGATCTATACAGTAGCACCTCCCTGGTAGATGCCGTCCGCGGCAAACTCCAGATCAAGACGCCGGAGATCTCCCTTAGATCCGATGCTTTGAATCTGAAGGCAGCGGCTAAACTGGATTACAATACTAAGCAGATCATGGGAGAGCCTGAGATCATAGAGGATGAGGAAGGCAACACCTGGCTGGAAATCGAGAATAGGACTCTACACCATGAAAATTTGAGGCTCCAGATATCCGGTAATGGCTCGATGGATGAGGAGATTTTAATGGCGCTTGGTCATAAGAGCCGAAAGGTCTTTGATTACTCCACCAAAGGCGGAAACTTCTCCCTGAATCAGTCCATCCAGCTCTCCGGCCTGGAAATGCGAAAGTCTTTTGAGATGCTGCCGGATGCTGAAAAGTTTGACGAGTCCGAGGAAGAAGCAACGATCAGAGCCACATTTGGGAAGGTCACGGCATGAGTAAAAAAGAGAGTTTTGGACTGATCCAGGAGCAGGGCACTTCTAAAATGGAAGGCTCCGAGGACGAGGCCGAAGGCCTGGATGAGATGCTGCCGGGCGGGCTCTGCCACTATGATGGCCCGGAGGCAGATCTCCCGGTGGGCGGCTATAGCAAACTGCCAGGCTGGGGGCCGGAGAAGGCGGCGCGAAGGTGGCTTGTAGCCTCACCAGAGACAGAATTAGGCTACATCGAGAAGAAGACTAGGGAATTATCCCCAGATGATTTTATCATCGGTGTAGAGCTGCATGAGGGCATTCTGGGGATATATGCAGAGACTTATGGCCCTAAGTTCTACCTGATCCGGGGAGCCAACGGCGGGCCTCTCATGACTCGCCAGGAATGGCAGCAGCAATTTGGTACGGATGGCCTGGCGCTGGTAGCAATCAGGAACAAGAGGCAAGAGCTGGCCGGAAAGCGCAAAATCATTTCTATTTAATTTATTTTGGGTGAATTTCATGAAATCGATAACTATCGTTTTGGTGGCCTTCCTGGTGGTTGGCCTTGGTATCGTATCGGCCCAGGATTTTGTCCAGGGTGAAGCAAAGGGAGCAGAGGCGCCTGGAGCGGTGATGATCGGGGATAATCTCACCACTGAAATAGGGGCCCTCTTTAATGGTACACCCCTCCAGCTCTCTGGAGTAGGGGCCAAAGTATTTGATTCTGCTTTCTTTAAGAGTGATGGCTGGGCATTTGATACCACTGGCTACTCTATGACGCCATCAATGTCCGCATTCTTAAAAGACAGTCCAGCAGATGGCAAGCCATTGGTCCCAGCCAAAAAGGCTGCTTTCGTGGGCGCACAGTCAAATCCAGCTGACCCGAGGCTCTGAGCATGGCAACGCTCTGGAATAGTAAAACATTCTGGATTAATGTCGTTGCTGCTATTGCTCTCTTTCTTTCTGCCCAGTTTGGCGTCCAGCTCTCTGCAGAAATGACGGGCATGATCCTGGCCGGCATTAACGTATTTCTTCGGACGGTTACAAAGGAGCCAATAGAGTGGTAGAGCGGGCCTCTGCGATGATAGCACCATCAAAGAGAAATCCCGCCCAGAGGTCCTGGGGGCTCCAGAGACATCAATTTTTCGGGGGATACATGGAAACACCAGATAAAGATCTCCATGCCAGGGTGGCGGTCCTGGAGGACTCCAGCAAACGCCATGATGAGGACATCAGCCAGCTTTGGGGAAAAGTATCCGCCCTTGAAATTTGCGCCGCAAGTCTGCCGGAAATAAAGGACTCCCTCAAATCGATAGGCACAAAGGTGGAGCAACTGACATCCTGTGCCATCCGAGAAGATGGGGAAAAGCTGGCTTTCCTGACCCTCCGGGAATGGGCCATAGTGGCCATTGCTCTGGCATCTTTGTATCTGTCTAATTTCAGGACTTGATAATATGTCTTTGCTTGAAGATGTAGCCGTCCAGCTGAATACTGCAGGGGTGGGAGTCTATCCGGGCACAGCTCCCACCAGGACCATATTCCTGGCAGAGATGCCCAGCTCCCCAGATGCCTGCATAGTGCTCTATGCCAGGCCTGGCAGGGGAAAAGATACCCTTACGGATATGCAATTCCCTGATCTTCACATAGAGGTCCGGGCGGCCACCTATACAGCAGCCCAGACCAAAGCGGAGGCAGTGGATGCCGCGCTCCATGCCCAGCATGATGTCACCTGGAATGGCCACAAATACATCCTTATCCAGGCCAGAGGGGTGCCCTGCAAGCTGGAGAAGGACGCCAATGGCAGAACGATATTTTACCAGAACTTTGAAGTTATGAAAGGGGCGTGAATTATGTTAGCTGAATCGAATTTCAAGGGGCCGATTGATGTAGAGATCATCAACA